CTTTGCCGGTAGTTTTACTGACTTTAGTCGGGGCCACAACCCCGAGGCTTTGAAGTATGTTTGCAAACTTCGGGTTCGACGCAAGCTCAACCTCTTGTATGCCGAGTCTTTGTAGTAGTCCTTCACGCGCTTCTCCTTCTTCTGTTAGTGCCTTGATGAGCATCTTGTGGTCAAGCTCAAGCACGGGTCGTGTGTACATCTTGAGCGTCATGTCTATCAGACGCAGTTCGGATTTTGGGTAGCCCTCTCCCAATCTTTTGAATATTTCCTCACACAAAAACACATCATGCGCACAGTATGCAGCGAGTTCCCGCTCAAGGTCTTCGGAAAGTTCAGTGAGTCCATCAGTCGAGTGAACGGCTTGTCCCTTCTCCGGCAAAGAGAAGTCCTTCGCCAATTTAGCCAAGGAGTTTCCAACCTCCACACCGCGTAAAGCTCGCGCCATTGATAAAGTGTCGAAGATGAATGCGGGTTGATAACCGTAGACCCACTCAATAATGGATATATCGAACTGTGCGTTATGCGCAAGCACAGCGGTTCGTCCCCAGTCGATTCCCGAAAAGAATTCAGGTAGTCCATCTCCTCCAACCCACTCAATTGGGCTGTCAGTTCCGAACTCATGTATACATGCTCCAAACGATTTAAATCTCTTATCACGTATGTACTCCTCGGTTGTCATCTTGGATAGCGTGTAGTCACGCTTGTCCCACCGAGTTTCAAAGTCGATGGTCAGTATCCTGTCAAATGGTTTAGTCAATTAAATGCCTCCTTTGGTGGTGCGCCAACCATATTTAGATAGCCGAAAAAATCATTTGCCTCGAGCAAAAGCTCCATAGCTTCCATGTCATCTGCGTTTATGGTGATGAGTCCTGCCATCTTCCCCTTCGACTTGATGAGCAGTACCGCTTGGTCTGGGTCATCGCCGTAGCACTTGACCAGTTGCAGTACAACTATCTTGAAGTGCTCGCGCTCTTCCTCAGTCATTGTGATGAGTCGTTGTTCGATTACGTCTTGTTCCATAGTAGCTCCTCTAGTTCGTTGATGTTGTCTTCGTTGATAACCATTGAAATCCCCCCTGACCTGCGTATGCGTTGCAGGTTGTCCTCTTGTAAAGTTGTTGGCTTGTTCTTTCCTGCCTTTGCTTCTATACCAACAAACCTGCCGTTGACGCAGACCAAGAAGTCAGGCACGCCTGAGTTTCCATAACCTGTGCCAATAGGCATAGCGTAGTACGCACCTGACTCCTCAAGCAGTTTGCGTATTTGCTTCTTTACTTTTACCTCAGGTGTTGATGCCATACAGTTTCCTTTGAATTGGTGAGGGGGTCAAGTAGATTACACGCCCCCTCGGTCGTGTTGTGGAGTGGGTGCGGAGCTTACTCTCTCAAAGGGCTAACACCCCGCATCCAACAAAACGTGTTCGCATCTACTAGGCTTGCACGCGTTGCGTCAATATAATCGTTAGCCCTTTTGTCTTTTGTCCCTGCTTTCTTGTAGAAATTTTCTTAGCCACTTACTGGCACCTAGTTTCATGTACTCTTCATACTCACTTTGCGTTACGCGGATACCAATGGTCTTGCCGCTTTTGGTTAACTCAGTTTTTGGTCGCGGCATTTGTGTTGCTCTCCTGCTTCTTTAGTTACAAATACCAACTTACACACAGTGCAATACCACGCTGTGCCTTGGGCAACAACGGTTGTCTTGTCTTGGTGTATTCCTTTGGTGTTACCAAAGAATGTTCTTATACGTTCAAGCATTGTTCTTTCCCTTTCCAAACCCAAACGGGCATTTGCTTTCTTCTGCTTCTCTTGCTCGGCGGTATGCGCGATACCGATTGATGTTTGAAATCTTCTCCCCCTGTAAGAACCTATTAAATTCTTTCTCGTCCACAATGTGATGACGCAACTCTATTGGGCGCTCGGTCAGGGGTGTTAGGTGTACCAACGGCTGACCAAACTTCATCTCCAGTATGCCCCTCGTAGCTTGTTTAACAAACATCAGGTTGACATTCATGGAGTACTGATAGTTAAACTCAGTTGTCCCTGACATCAATACGTAGTCGGTTAATCTCGTCATATTCCAAGTTGGTTGTTCCCACTTGAAGTACACATCTTCTTTGCATCTTGTCACCCAAGGGTTGTCAAACTTCATGTGGCAGTAGTGGGACTCGGGCGCAAATGTTCCACGTAACAGAGCAGGGTGTTGTGACAAAGTGGTTGTGTTGTCTGAGAATCGTGCGCTGAAGTGTGGGTCACCAATAGCGCCAAGCTCAATACGAAAGTCAGACCACAATGGCTGAATGATTCCATGCTTGTAGTGGTCAACTAAACCCATGCACCGCTTCATTGTGGCAGTCGGAAACAAATCGTTGTTGATAGGTATCTCAGTCTTTAAATCTTTCCACCACTCAGGATAGAAGTGCGCCGCCATCTTGGGCTTTGCCGCATCAAAGATCATCTGCCTATGTGTAAACATATCAACGACCAGCTTACGTTTCTTGATTAGGAATATCATTTATAAACAGGCACAACTTCGCCCCCAAAGTCTTTTTGTATGTCTCTTGCACCGCGCTCAGTCCAAAAGAACATGGGTGAGTGGTTTTCTTTAGTCCAAACGTATCCGTATAGTTTCATGTGTTCTTTTCCTTCAACTTGTTTTCTACTGCTCTAGCAAACTCCAGCCACTTACTGCCATAAACCTGTTGGTCATCAAACATATCTAAAATTTCTTCGGGGGTCAGCCCTACCCACGGCTTTTTGTATTCTTGAATATCATCGTCCTCATCAATCATTTCTTCATCTCCTCAATATCTTTTACCAAAATATCAAACCATTCATGTGTGGCTTTGCCTCTACCCATACTCTCCAACGGCATGACGGCGGGGCGCAGTTCTTTGATGCGTTGCAACACTTCGTTAATCACAAAATCACGATATGGGTTGGTTGCTACCGCCGCCCTCACCGCCTCCTTGCGCTGTCCTGCTTGTCGTTCAATCTCGTTGAACGCTTCGTCTTCTTCATTCATCATCAACTCCATTCTGTAATATGTACAAAACCCAAATCAGCATAGCGCCCATGAATACAAAAACAAAAGCGCCGAACAGCATCAGACTTACAGTCACCGCTACGTCCCACATACTAGCCTCCGAAGATTTTCTTCAGCGCATCGTACATGGCACGAGCCTGCACAATACTCATGGTGTTGAGCACTGTCTCAACATCCCACACCAGCCTCTGCGTAGGCTGAGCACTCAGCGCGGCAATGCCTTCGCCTCGCGTAGCTTTGGCTTTCTGTATGACTTGTTTGACATGCTTGCTTGCCTTCATGGGCACATACTCAGGCACCGCCACAGAGTATCGGTTCTGCGCGTCTCTTGTACACAGCCCCTTCTTAACAAACTGCGTGAGCAGTGAGCCGATAGAGGATGGCTTGTACCCGCGCAGTGCTAGCGCCCTACTCACTTCTCCTGATGCGGATGCGGGGTTGTTCTTCACATAATCAAATGTGGCGCGTGTCACGTTGTTAGTGACGCTGAAAAATGGTTGTTGTTTCATTTGGTTCTCCTGTTGTTTATCGTCTTGTTCCCACTCGGAAAGCGCGGTGGACAGCGCGGTCTTTATATCAGGCATGAGTGTTCCTTTCTTAGAAATTAAACTTGTCGAGTATTGCATCGACATTCTTCTTGACATCCTGACGGATGGTCTCGTCTTTACGCAACTCGCTAGGAGTCACGCCTACCAACAACTGCTCAAGCTCACGCCGCGCTGTCTCCAACGCAGGGTCATTGGTAATGTTGAGTGACTTAGCTAAGTCACACATCTCTAGCGCACCATCGACAAGGGTGTCGTGGAAGCGTCGAGTTTTAGCCTCACCCTGCACATAGTCAGTAGTAAGTCTGTCAGAGATACGCTTGAGTCGTTCACCCAGTCGAGCACGAACATCTGACATGGCGTAGTCGATGCGTTCCTGAGTTAGTGACTCAAGCTTAGCCTTGAGTTCTTCCTGCGCCTTGTTGCCCACATCCACGCGGAAGTCACCCGCTGTTGGTACGGGCATGTAGTTGACGCGGAATGAGAACTTGGTGACCAAGTCGTTGGGGGTTGGGAAGTCATCTCGTCTAAACATATCGCCAAGAGCCATAGCCTGTGCTGTGATAAGCGATGGGTAGATGACGATGAAAGCCTTGACCAATGCGGCAATCTCCTCATCAAACTCGTTCATGCGTTCAGCAAACTTGATGAAGCGCGTGTTGGGTAACAAGCGCAGACCAGAGTCAGACCAAGGCGATGTGTTGTCGTACACATACTGACGAGCACGACCGACTGCTTGTTGGATGACCTCCAACTCTGTGCGACCTGCGAGCAGGTGCTTGTTGACACGAGCCGCATCCTTGGCGGCGTGCTTGTTTGTTGTGACCTCATCGGTAGTGGACTTGTCCAGCTTGCGAGCCGTCCACACAGAGGCGTTGAATTCCACCAGCATTGCACAGGTGTCGATGTTGAAGCGAGGGGTTGTAGTTGTGTTCATAGTGATTACTCCTTGTAGTTACTTACTTGGTTGAGAAAAAGATTTTGTGTTCAGCCAACATCTTGCCGAAGTCGGACAAGGTGATGAACAAGTCCACACGCTGAGATGTAGCCACGGTGTTGCAGAAGATTGACTGCATCTCTGCACGCATACGCCACACATATGTGACGATTGCTTCTGCTTCTGTTCTATCCTTGGCACGCGATACGAACTGGAAGACTTGAATCAACTGAGCAGTTGGGTTGTCAGACAAAGGTGCAGTCTTGGGGTCTTTGATGACACGCGCATAGTCACAAATCTCACGACCGAAGCGAACGAACGATGCCAACGCCTCAGCAGTAGTGTGACCGACAGTACCAATCAATGCTTGCTCAATGGTTGTGTCGTCGAGTACGCCAAGCCCCTCATCCAAGATGTCACCAGCGGCGGCAAGTGAACGAGGTGTTGCGTATGCTTGCTGTGTTGATTTGGGATTGAATGGGAAGCCGTTGTCCTTGGACATGTCCTTGCCCTCGTATACACCACCCTTCTCGTAGTCAAGGAACGATGCCATGACGCGAGGCTCGTTGGATACGAACGCGATGACCATAGGATTGATACCGGCATCGGTTGCCCACTTGACCCACTCGTCAGCCGTAGGCTTACGCATCTTCACGAACACAAGACGATTACGCAAGTGCGCTTGGATGGAGTCACCGAGACCCTCGACTGATAGGTTAGTTGCACAGAAGATGACGCTACCCTCGACGAAGTGGTAGTTGCCAACGCGTTGCTCGTAGACGATAGGCGCAAGCACGTTCTTGATGAACTGCGGTGCTTTGGCTATCTCATCTAAGAACGCAATGATTGGCTTACTACCATTGACACCACGCTGATTGGACTTGCTGACACCGAAGCGTTCATTGGGAAGCTCACGCGACACGCCGTTCTCGCGGTCAAGGTCAGGCATCCACACAGAACCATCGGACAACTGAGTGCAGTCGATGGGGTCAACTGCAATGTGATTGGCAAACTTGGGCAGACGCTTGAGTTGATGGAACAGCGCGGTCTTGCCGATGCCGTTCTCACCCTCCACGATTACTGTGCGCTTGTGACCGACAGCGGCGATGAGGTTGATGACTTGAGAAGAAGAAAGATATTGATTCATGTTGATTACTCCAAAGGTTGATTGATTAAACAGAGATACGAACTAACTTGCCGTGAGTGGGAACGAATGACTCGTTCTCCACCACACCCCACAGAGACGGCATTGGGGTATTCGGGGTATCGCAACCGAGGTAGCCATCAGTCAGCCACACGATTGCTTTAGCATTGATTTTGTGGTGCAGTATGTAGTCAACAACTACTTGCGGTGTAGTGCCGCCACCACCTTGAGGTTTGAGTAGCGTTGCAATCTGCTCGTAGTCAACAGGCTTGAACACTTGGTCACCACACACCTCGTTGTCCCACCACAAGATACGAACAGACTCGGGTCTTACTTGCGCGAGCATACGAACAATCTCACCGAAGATGATGCGATAGTAGGGTGACATCGAACCCGATGTATCGGGTGCAAGGATAAGCTCGCCGACTGTCTCGTTGAAGTGCGATGGCATGATGTAGCCTGATGCAAGCATACGCTTGTTGGGAGGACAGAAGCGCGAGTTCTCGTCGCCACTACACACAGACACGAGCCAGTCCTGCATAGCCTCGACATAGTTGGTTGTGCGTTCCTTGGCTGTGCCGAAGATGTCACGACCACCCTTGCCCTTGCCTGCTAACTTACGCGCAAGCATCTCGCCCTGACGATTGGCATCGTCAACATTCTTGCTGTGTTGTTGCTCGTCCTCTGCGTCATCGAACACAGGGTCTTCATGCACATCGATAGGTTCATCGAAGTCATAGCCGTCACCACCATTGCCGTCCTTGTCGGGTTCCTTGCGACCTTGCTTGATGAGGTCATTGAGTACCTGAGGGAATGACCAACCGAAATACTTGCGGTCAATCAATAGGCGAGGCGATGGTCTCTCAACGAATGTGAAGTTAGGGTCAAGCTCTTCGATGAGGGCATTGACCACATAGTCCTGCGCGATGTTGGCAAGCTTGGGCATAGATTTAGTCTCGCGCTTGTACAAGATGCAATGCTTGAGTGCCACATGGAAGTTCTCGTGCAGTACGAGGTAGCGCAACTGCTTGCGATTGAGTGGTTGAATGAATGCCTCGCCATACTTCTTGTCACGCCCATTGGTCGCGGCTGTGGGTATGGTCTTCGACACCTCTGACTTGCCCATACATATCACACCGCTGAGCAGTGCATATTGTGGGTGCCGCATACAGTCAATGTTCGCGGCTTGTATACGCTGGTTGAGCGTCATCTTCTCGAATGTCATAGTGCTTCTCCTGTAGTGTTTGACATTATTCTAACATAGGTGTCCAAGATTAGACACCCTCGGGTTTCTACCAATGCACATTACTGCGGGGGTAGTCTTTCTCCACAACGAATTGTGGAATAGGTTGCTTGATGGACTTCTTGTTCAATTCCAGCGCCTTGAGGATGCGGGTCGACACCGCTTTACGCACCTCGTCTGCGGTGATTTGCTTCTCCAGCTTCTCTATGCCATCGACTGGTGCGGTTGATTGCCAGCGCGGGCTTAGCAAAAAGTCTCTCTGCTTGTATGCACGCTTGGATGCCAACACATTGAACGCGTCCTGACACATCTCAAAGAACTCGTGGATGTCGTTCGATGTGGCTGAGTCATCCGCAATCTTCCCGACACACTTGCGGGAGTCGTACTCTGACACCGCACCGCTACCCCAAGGACGACCCAAGCTGTCAGACAGCGTAACCTCAGCGGCAAACTCTGGCAGACGCATCTGTGCAAGCATGAGGTAATTGTCGAACTTCTTGAGCACCTCTGCCCTCGCCGCCTTGTCCTCGTTGCCCGACACCATCCGATAGTGAGATGTGTGGGATGACTTGGTTGTATCGAGCACGCCATCAACATACATGAAGTCGGCGCTGAATCGCTCGTCCCCATTGCGCATGAATGATTTGTTGTACACAGGCGCAATCACCTCACCGCGTTGTGAGTTCTCGACACGCCTCCAACTGTCCTTGCCCAACACATAGTGCATGAAGTCCTTGCTTGTGATTGAGTTGTCACCCATGAACAAGCGGCGTTCGTGTTGCTTGCCGTCGACCATCGTTGGTGCGTAGTACCTTGCCATAACTGTGCTGTACAGAACGACATCGAAGAAGTCTTCATACTTCGCTACTCTGTAGTGGTAGTAGGTCTTGTAGAGTGGGCGTTCGTTCTCCACCCATCTCTTGCTACGGACTGCGCCGCGATGATTGAATACTGACTGTGCTTCAGCATAGTTACGCACCCAAGGTAAAGCTCTGGTTGTGTTTCCGTACATATTGATTACTCCTCTATGGTTGTGGTTGATTTAACTGCGGGGAACTCTGTGTTGAGTGAGTGGGATGTGTAGATGTAGTCCCAAAGGTCATCGCCTTCACCCCCTTGGTTGCATTCTTCTTTTCCATCCTCACCCAATTCGATGATTCGCCAACCTGCGCCTGCGTACAGCTCGATTGACCAATCCAGCATTGCTTGATGCGCTTTCACATCGTCGTAGTCTGGGTACCATTTCACATCTGATGTTTCAAATGTAATGATGGGTTCCTCATAGTTTGTCTCGCACTCATTGATTGCATTTGTCCAATGCTCATCGTTGCGATGCTTGACTAACTCAACGAATGTGTCTCGTTGCTCTGCTGTTGCAAAGCGTATGACATACGCTACATCTGACCTATATCCCATGGGACACCTCCTCTTCAGTTAAAAGATTGCCTTTGCTATCGAAGCGCCAGCCGTTTATATAGATGATTTCTTTAAAAGTTTCCTCGCTTGTGTATGCCTCATACTCATCACGAAGCGCCTTATAAATATCATCAGCCAATGACTTTGCTTCTTTGAGCACCCATTCTTCTAAGTCATTAATCAGACTCTCAACACCTATCGCCCGCGCCACACCATTGATGCCAGCGCCTTGGAAGATGCCCTGCGTAAACACCTCTTCGTTGTCGTCAGCATCAATGTCCGCAGTAAAGCGTATACCTTCTAGCTTCATGCAACCTGAGTGGATGTACATGTATGAAGTGTCGTAGATGGTTGCTCCATTGTCTGTCCAACCCTCTTGTATCAACGCAAGCAGAGCCATGTATCGCCCTGCATCGGGATGGTCAGGCTTTACATGATGCTGAATGAAGTTTTCGGTGTTGACTCGTCCTGTCCACGATGCGCCATCGCCTTGCGAGTAGAAGCCTGAGTATTGGATGTTCTCAACCAACATACCTTTAGCTTCTACTGCTTTGTCACCGATGTAGCATGAATAGACTGACTCATACCAATCATCGGGCGGCTCGCCATACTTGGATATGGCGTTGTGCTTTGCGTTCTGTTCTAAGTCTTCAAACTCCATTTAGTTTCTCCAAAAGTTTTATCAATGTGCTTGCCAACTTCTCTTCAAGTACTTCCTCAATCATCTCCTGCACGCGGTCTGCGTCAGGGTAGTCGTTGCTGTCTAGATAATTTTCTATCTTGTCGTCAATGTCATACGCATCAAACTTGTCATCGAAGTCGTAGTCTGTGATTGCGTCATGCACTTGGTTGCTGATGTCGGTGTCTCGTATCTCTCTGCGTACCTGCTCTGTGATGCGGTCGTCCATCAACTCCAACACCGAGTCATTGTTCAGGTGTTCCTCTGTGTCGTTGTGCTCGCTTATCGATTCTTCTGCGATGTCTTTGATTGCCTCTCTGAACGACTCGTCGATGTACTTCACAGTACCATGAGCTTGCAGGACGGCGCTGACCTTCTCTTCAACCTGTTTGTCAATGTGCGTATTGATTGCATGAAGCAAGGTGTGTATCAGCGTTGGTGTTACCTCGCGTGGTGGTGTTTCTGTTTGTTCCACAGCGTTGATTTCGGTTTGAGTTGATTGATTCATGTTGATTACTCCTGATTAAAAACTGGTGAGGCGCACCAGCAACGCAACTTAGTATCAGAGTGATACTGAGATTCAAAAGACGATGAGTGTTCCCTGTGTGTCACAGGTAGCACATCACGCCCACGCGCCACACGAACAAGTCGAGGGCGAGAACTACGCACGCTGTCAGATACGCCATCACAAAGGTGATGCGTATGGGTGTGAACCTTGTCATTTGTTAGACCCCCTTGCATGACGGGCAGTATGGGTATGCACCCTCGCCCTCTACCAATGGTTCGGTTGAACCGCAGAAACCACAAGGCTCGGCTTTCGGCTTGCCCTCGTTGTATATGTTCTCGTCAAGATTGATTGCGGCTTCGTGCAGTTGCTTGGTCACACTTGCGTAGACCTTTGCCGCTTGACTCAGTTGCTCAGGCGTTGTCTCAGGGTTTGCCATCAGCACAATCAATGTCTCCTCCATGTGCTTGGCGTTCTTGATTACACTAGCCCACCTACGCATGAGAATCTTTCTTTGGAACGACATATAGTTGCCGTGCAACCCCGCTTGTGGTTTTATCTCGCTTGCTTTCATTCTTCTATCTCCTTGGGATACTGCATGAACAGTATCCTGCCCTTGTAGTCGTGCGGTGAGAGGAAGTCACAGTTGTTTAGCTCTGCGGCTTTCGCCTCTATGTCACCATCGGCTATGTACTCGGCGCTGTGTACGCGGTGTATGAGTGCTGAGTCCCCATCGAAGAACTCGATGTCCCCAAAGATTACAAATCGTTTCATGTTGCTTCCCTTTCTGTTTTGTTCATGAATACCCTCAACTCTTCAAAGTTGTATACGAACCGCCCATGCTCATCACGAAAGCGCCACTCATCACAAGTGGTGCATCCCGCCGCATAGGTACGGCATCGCTTGCCTATGGCACCGCGCAAGAACTTGAAGCCTTCCTCTGATATGTAGTGGGTCTTAGCCCTTTGGCGTATCTGTCTAACTTTCATTCTGTTACCTCCTCATTCTTTTTAAACCAATACTCCCGCGCCCACATTGCTTGAAGCATCGCAATTGCGGTGTAGTCCATGTCTATTAGTTTTGTTTGCTGTGCTTTGTCCACCGCAAACTTGGTACGCCGCGCCATGTACTCAGGGAACGGCATCGCAAACAAGTCATCATTCATTCTGCTTCTCCTTTGGTTTGTTCGCACAGTTCGTGTACGCGGTACAGCACATTCTCAAGCTTCAGTTCTACTTCGTAGCGTTTGCTTATGCTGTCGATGTTCTCCACCACATAGCGCAGTTCCGCCCTTATGTGAGCAAGCTCGATGTGCCAATCGTGTTCTTGTTTTTCTTTCATTGTGTTTCTCCTTTGGTTTGTTCGTTGAATAAATCCTCAAATGTGTAGCCTTCTCCTTTCTCAAAGTCTTCCTCTTGCAATGGGGGCAACTGCATTGCCTTCTCCATCATGTCCCACACACTACGCATGGACTCGACTGTCTCTGACCCTGTGGATGGGTTGCCGTAGCCTGTGGGCTTGCCCTTGCTGTATGTCACTTCTTTCAGACAATACCAATCCTCGCCGTTGTTCTCTGACTTGGCGTTGACGATGCGGTAGTTCCATGTGAAATCAAAAGGGGCGTCTTCCTCAGACAGATACCCCTCGAGGTTGGTCATCGGCACGCGCATCAGCAGTTCTTCGATGGCAGTCACATCACCCTTGGCAATGTCTTGTTTCATCTGCTCAATCACCACCGCAATCAAAATTTGTAAGTCACTCATGTTGTTTCTCCTAAAGTTGTTTATGTAAACTCAGTATCAGGCTGATACTCAGTCCTCTCTGCGCCGAGACAATAGCTCGGGCACTTTCATGTGCTCTCTGTCCTCCCTTCCTATTGATAGCCACCTGTCACGCAATGACTCAATGGCAAACGATGAGACCAACTCCCACCAGTTACGCTTCTCCTTTTTGTACTTGCTTGGCTCTGCCTCGAAGTCGAGCAGTATCCTGCTCTTCTCCCGCATCAGTATTGATAGGTACTTTTTTAGTAGCCCCTCGTACTCGCCTTGCCCCATCTGTTCGGCGTAGCTACGCTGTGCTCTCACCTTTTTGATTTCATATGTCATTGGGTCAAGGGTATGTTTCAGTTGTGTGCGCCACTTGTCTATCCATGCCTCATAGCGTGCCTTGCTCATGATGAGCCGCGCCATGCGTTGGCGTTCTTCCAATATCTCAGTCACCCGCGTTTCCCCTATGTCACCACTCACCACCATGTTGTGCAGTTGCTTGCGTGTCTGCTTGCTGGGTGGTGTGCGCTTGGGTTGGCAGGCTTTGCAATTCTTGGATGAGATGGTCATTAACACATCACCCTTCATGCCCCGCGCTTGCATCTGCGCCCGTGTGAGTCTGCGGTTGAACTCGGCGAGGGGCTTTTCTTCTCCGCATTTGTTACACTTTTTCATACATTTGTCCACTTCGTTGTTCGAGCATACCCACCATTTTTCCTTACTGGACAACCTAGTGGGTGCGGTGTTTTACCAGTAGGCATCAGGGATTTTAGTACAGTATCCCCAAATACCTATCGCATACGGACATATCAAAGGATAAATAACTTTTCACACCCACCTCAACCTGTATATATATATATTTATCTTTTTATCTCTTATATATATATAGGTATTGTGGGATGGGTATCGCTTGAAGCCCCGCCAGTATTGGGTTACGCGATACCCACTAGATTGTCCACATGGGAAAAATGGTGGGTATCGTTCCCACACCTGTATATAAACACAGTTGTGGGTAAACACAGTATCACATTGATACTGAGTCGTCATATCAGGCGTAGTTGTTGGCTTGAACGCTTGATATCTTGCCACTCATCAAGGGCGGCTTTCTCTCTGAGCTTGCGCTTCTTGGCGTAGTATTCCTTGGGGTTCTTCTCGTGTAGGTCTACGAGGGCTTTGTATTCCTTGCGTAGCTCGGCGAGCTTGGTGCGGGTATCGGATGGGATGTGTACGCGGTATTTCATTTGGTTACTCCTTGTCTGTGTTGAAGATTTGCATGAGTTGTACGCCGAGCATGAAGGCGCAGAGTAGTGGCAGGATGAGCCACAAGGGCGGGATGTATTCGAGTGCTACCTCAATGTGGGTTTTGATGACGACTACGCAGATAGCGCTGAGGGCTATGTGAGACAGGACTTCTAACGATTTCATTGTGGTTCTCCTTAGTTGATGATTGTGTTGATTCGGGCATCGAGTTCCGCTTTAGGAAATATGCCTGTGCTTTGCTCAGTCTCCAATGCCCACAGCAAGGCTTTTAAGTGGGCGCAGGCAAGCTCGTCGCCTGCCTTGGTTGCGTTGCGTAGGCACAAGCGGGTGTGCCTGAGTGCTTCGTGTATTGGTGCGGTGTTTACATCTACTGACATGGGGAATCCTTTAATTGGACAGAAAAAGAAATAGCGGTGGGACAAGACGCCCACACCGCTTGGAAAAAACTTAGTATCGAGTTGATACTGAGTTACTGCACAGAAGCCAAGAAGCGACGCTTCTCAGCGGCAGTCAGCTTACCGAAACTTGTTACCAAACGAGCAACCTTGTCAGTCTTGCTGTTGGTCTTGGTCTTGGTCTTGGTCTTGGGCTTTCTTGGTGTTGTCTCTCCGCCAAAGATGCGGTCAAGCACGCGGTTCATTGCCATTCGCGCGGTGCTACCTTGCTTGAATGTCATACCGCGTTGACCCATGTATGGCTTGCACTCGTACTTTGCTTCAGCCCATTCGATGACCAATGGCTTTGCGTCAGCACGAGAGCCGATGCCTAAGGGCAACAACTGAGAGAGAAATTCGACAGCGCTGTTGTCAGCTTTGTTGAACACGGCAAAGGCAGATGCCTTGATAGATGCGAGTTGCATATTGAATCTCCAAAAGAAAAGCCCCGCATAGTGGCGGGGCGTCACGGCGACTGAGTTCCCCCAATCGATGCCTCTAGTATACCACAATGCGTTTGGAAAGACCCTTTACAGCACTCGAACTCAGTATCGGTTTGATACTGACCCCACCTACCCCCCACCCCCCAATATGCACAGCCATGCCCCGTCCCAGTGTGAACACTATTCCCCAGCCATTCTAAATATCTCAGTAAACCTTATTTACTACACCCCATAAATTTTATAAAAATTCCAAATAACCTATGTCAAACTTTGGACACTGCACTATAAAAAAAGCCCCCTGACTCACATCGGGGGGCTGAAGAGACTTTGCAGTCTAGGAGAAGCAACAGTTTCCCATCACTTAAGAAATAGTATACACTCCGGCCATCGAGGTTGCAAGGGCCGCGCATGTTAGAACATTTGGTGCAATTTGAGCCAGACATCACCAGTCTGGAAGATTTCAAGGAACTGGATGATGTGTCATCTGGGGAACTGTTGTCTGCGCAAGTTGCTACTACGGAGTGGCTTAAAGAACTCGGCGTTACCGCTGACGAGAAAATAAATAAGGAAGCGCAAACTACTGCTGCCCGTGAAGCTTTCAATGTCGTAACCACAAACGTGGGCGACGCAGAACAAAAACTCAAACTGCTAGAACTCAAAACTCCAGAGGCTGTGCGCCACATTACCGGCATGTTGACTGCCTATGACTGGGAGTTTGTGGAGATGGCCAAGGAGTTGCGCGGCTACACCGTAGCAAAGCTTTTTGAAGAAACCCAGTCCCCCAACGCCAACATCCGCCTTAAAGCCTTAGGGCTACTGGGTAAAGTTACAGAGGTGGGTTTATTTACAGATAAGATTGAAGTCAAGAAGACTAACCTTACGGATGAGGAAATCGACCGCAAGCTTAAAGACAAGCTGGCCAAGTTCATGGGCGTGCAAGACGCTGATGTAGTAGAAGACATTGAAATAAATGAAACTGAACGACCTGACACTGAATCCAACTGAGATTCAGGCTATCCAGAAAGCTCTACCAACCTTGAGTCTGGTAGAGAAGGTGGAGCTTATGGGTATGTTGGAGGAACGCGAGAAACGCTACAGCGTCAACGCCGGTCGTACAAACATGATTGAGTTTTCCAAGTACGTCTACCCCGGATTCAAGGTAGGGCCACACCACAGGAAGCTGGCCAAGATATTTCAAGATGTGATTGAAGGCAAGAAGAAGCGCGTCATCATCAACATTGCCCCACGTATGGGTAAGTCTGAGTTTTCGTCTTACCTGTTCCCCGCGTTCTTTC